TAACTTTGGTGATGGTATGGCTACAGCTTTATTAAAACCTATAATGTCTAGAATACACCCTTGCACAATAGAAGAAGTAAGACATTCTAAACAAAAGGAGCTGCGTATTATAGATACGTTAGAGCCAGTTATGAACCAACACAGATTAGTTGTATCTCAAGAGATTATTAAAGAAGACTTTAAGTTAGACCCCGACCATCAACTGTTTAAACAGATGACTAGGATAACTAAAGACAAAGGTGCTATTAAACATGATGATGCTATAGACGCATTGTCTATTGCAGTAGCATATTGGACTGAACGTATGGATAGAGACCAGGAATTGTCATTTAATGAACATAAAAACGACTTATTAAAGGTTGAACTTGATAAATTCATGGAAAGTGCAGTTGGTCAAAAACCTAGAGATAACAGGTGGATTTGATAAGGCCCCTTATTAGAACCAGTGGGGTAAGATGTCCCTATAGGTATACTGACAACGCACATACCACACATTACATACTAAAGGAGACTAAATGTTAATTGAAGTGTTACTATTGGGTTATATACCCCTATATTTTGCCAAAAAAATGCGAAAGGGTATCATTATAATAAAGTCGCGCGTTTTCCCCCAGGGCGTGTAATTTGCGGGGCGTTCTTGGTTTGTTCTACTTGTTTTTCTTAACTATCAATCGGTTGTTATAACCGTTGGTAAACTTTTAATTCTCTTTTTTGTTTTTTTTTGGCTTTGTCTTTTCGGTGGGGTCTATTTTTTTTCTTAACTCTTAGAACCTAGGGCCACACCTCAAGCCAACACAAGGCCCAACATCAAGCCAACACCATGGCCATGACTAAGGGCCAACACTCAAGACAACATCAAAAGACATCAAGACAACATCATGACAATATTTATAAAGTTTTAGATTTATTAAATTATTCTATTTACTTATAAATTCATTTTTTTGGGCCTCGGGTCTACATCATAAAAGATATTCAATGGGCTTGTGCGTGGCTCTATGGCCCTTCAATTTTTGTCTTTTTGTCTATTTTTTGTAATTTCCAAATTTTTTATTGCTTTACCTGGATTTTAGAATGATTCTAAAGTGCCAATAAAGCTCAATAATTAAAGCTTATTCTATTATATAAATTATATTTATAGAATTGATTAATCCGCTTGTAGATTAAATTTAAATCTATATAAATAACTAGCCGTGAGTAATTTAGAAAATTTAACCAGTTTGAATATCAATTTTATTGATAACGAGGTTAAGCCAGTAAAAATAAACTCAGTTGATAAAATAACGTAGGGCCTTTGCTCTGGTTTCGTGGCTAGGATAAGCGAAAAAACTTAACCGAAAGTAATTAATTAATTTTAATTATGAATATTTTTAACAAGTTAAATTAAATTTTTGTCCTTTATCCATTTATGTGGGGGAAATCTAGACTTATAAAACTCTAGCCGATAAAAATTTTAAAATACTTGTTAATATTTTTGAAGGGCCTTAATAGTGAGAGCCAACAGAAAAGGTAAATATGAACTATGATAATGTTGTAATTTTAAAAACTTTTAAATCAAGACAAGATATAAAAGAACCACAACCACAACCAAAAAGCCATATTGATGAAACGCCATTTTTAGACAATACAAAAAAGGTTTTTAATAATGCTATTAATAAAAATGCTTTCACATGGACACAAGTTAAAGATGATTATAATTATATAATGTATATGTGTAGTAATTCAAAATATGATTATTTCAAAGCTAAGACCACCAAAAAAAGTTACCGAGTAGAACGTTAATAAAACTAAACGCTCTCACTTTTAAGGCCCTTCAATTCACTATCTAGATACATTTATTTTTTATCAAAACAGAAAAGGTAAATATGAAAAAAGAAAAGTTAACATTTATTAAATCTAAGAAATTATTAAACTTAGACAATAACGCTAAAACGGTGAAGGGACAAAAGTTTAATTACATGACCGCTATATTATATTTAGCGTCATGGATTAACAGCGGTTTCAATACTTGCAATTCAGCGTCTATTGGTTGCCGTAACGCTTGTTTATATAAAGCGGGTCACGGTGCATTTAATAATGTTCAGCAAGGCCGAATTAATAAAACACGTTGGTTCTTTTTAGAACGTGAAAGTTTTTTAATTCAGCTAAAAAAAGAAATCGAATTATTTATTATAAATTGTAATAAAAAAGGTTTTAAGCCTTGTATTCGATTAAATGGTACTAGCGATATACCATGGGAATTATACGGTATTATTCAATCATATCCTAACGTTCAATTTTATGACTATACAAAAAGTTATAAACGGGCTTTGAAATATATTGAAGGTAAATATCCCAAAAATTATCACATCACATATTCATTATGTGAAGATAACAAAAAACAAGCGTTTAACATTTTAAAACTAGGCGGAAATATTTCAGCGGTTTTTAGAAAATATATTCCGACAACTTTTAAAAATTTTAGCGTTATTAATGCCGATGAAACCGACTTGAGATTTTTGGACAATGTAAAAAATCAAGTAGGCGGTTTAATTTGTGGCTTGATTGCTAAAGGCCCCGCAAAAAAAGATTTAAGCGGGTTTGTATTAGACGCTAAATAACAACTAACAGAAAAGGTAAATATGACATTAAACGAAATTGTAAAAATAACCGAGATTGTGACGGGCCGAAAAACGCCTTGCAACATCACAAGCTTTTTAGATAACGAATATTATTATTCGCAATCAAAAGGCGTAAATATAAAAATTGGTGAAATGGATTTATTTTATTACATCAATTCAACTAACAAGGAATTTAGAGAGTTAGACGTTAACAAGGACGCTCTAAATAAATTGCGTGAGGTTAAAAACATTTTAGGCCCGATTGCTTAAAAATTTTTAAAAAGCCAAAAAAGCTCACAACCGATAAAATCTAAATGTATCTTGATAGTGAATTTCATATTTTCACTACTTAAAAAAAAGCTTTGAAATAGTTTTTTTATTTTCAACGGCTTTTTTTTTCGAAACCTTAAATCTGTAATTGCGAAGGGGCGAGGGGCGACCTAAGTCCCTTCGTTTACAGATAGGGGCGAGTTAACAATCAATCATAAAATACAGAGAAGGGGCGACTATGAAAGTACTGTCATTATTTGACGGGATGTCGTGCGGTCAATTAGCATTGCAAAAAGTAGGGGCGAAAGTTGATACTTATTATGCAAGTGAGATTGATAAGTACGCTATCCAAGTAGCAAAAGAAAACTTTCCAAATACTATTCATCTTGGAGACGTTAAAAATATAAGTTCAATAACATTTCCAACAAGTGAAAAACCATGGATTGATTTATTAATCGGTGGCAGTCCATGTCAAGGATTTAGTAAATCTGGAAATAGATTAAACTTTGATGACCCACGTAGTAAATTATTTTTTGAGTTTGTAAGAATACTTAAAGAATGCAAACCAAAATATTTTCTACTTGAAAACGTGGTAATGAATAAAGAGTCCAGAGATATTATAAGTGAGTATCTTGGGGTTGAGCCTATCGAGATTAATTCTAATTTAGTTTCGGCTCAATCAAGACGTAGATTGTATTGGACTAACATCCCAAACGTTACAATTCCAAAAGATAAGAATATTGTTATTAAAGATATTCTTGAAGATAGCGGAATTGCTGACATGGTAAAAAACCAAGGGCGTGAGGTTCACAGAGCCGATATAGAAAAGTCTCATTGTTTAATGGCAAGAGATTATAAAGGCTTTGGCAATCAAGCTATGACGGGTATTAGATTTAAAAAAGACTCAGTCATATCTAAAGACGGTCTTAATCATGTTGGTAACGAGATTGAGATTGTTAAAGTTCGTAAACATGAGGTTGACATCAAAAGTCTTCAAACTGTGTTGCGTTATCATAGAGTGCGAATTGCTAATTTAACTATTAGCCAAGTTGCAAGTTATTGTCATGTACCACTAACAAAAGCTGAACATTGGTTTAGAACAGACAGTTCTTTTTCAATTCCAGATGAAGACAATTGGTTGTCATTAAAAGAATGTTTAGGAATTGAAACTAAACAATTTGATAAATCTATTACAGAGTTTGAGTACCGTGAAGGTGTCTTCGAGCAAAGTGCTAGAGTTTATCATGTTGACGGTAAAGCACCGACTTTT